ACAATATTATACAAATGTTATTACTATAGAATTTACAGATGTTAATAGATTTGATTTTTCTAAAGATTATGTTAATAATATAATAAATTATGGAAGAAAATCTACTAAAAATTATTTTACTTTTAAATCTTTAAAAAGTAATAGTACTAATAATACAAATAATATTATTATTTGTATTTTATTATTAATTATTTTTATTTTATATAATAATTATAATTAATAATAATTAATTATAAAATAAAAAAAGCCTTAAGGCTTTTTTTATGGAAACAACAAAAAAAGTTTTAAGACTTTTTTTGTTATTGACATCATTAGTTTGCCTAAAGGCAAACTATGATGGAAACCATGTTATTAATAATAAATTATTATTATAAAGTGTAGTTGTAAATCCATCATCATTTAATTTTTTATTTATATATACTGTACAATCAATAAGAGAATAAAAAGGAAGACCTATTAAAAATTCAGGTATTTGATACCATGTATAATAATTATTACCATCGCTAGATAATTTAATTTTTTTTTCAATATTATTATATATTTTATCAAAAGTTATAAATTTTTTTGATTCGCGTTTATTTTGTATTGAAATTAATTCTTCTGCTTTTACCATTAATCATAATATAGATTTAAAATTATTTAATTTATTATAATTAATGGTATATGATACAATAGTATATGATACAATTTGTTTAAGTGGTAGTGGTATATATGCTTTTTTATATATAGGTGCATTGGATAAATTAATTAATGATAAATTAATAGATATTAATAATATTACAACTTGGATAGGAACATCTGGTGGAGCAATAATATCTTTAATTTTTTCATTAGGATATTCTAATACAGAATTATTAGAATTTATTTCTAATTTTAATTTTACTATATTACTTCCTAAAAAAATTAAATTATTTACATTTTTAAAATCAAATGGATTAAATAATGGTAATAAATTTATATTTTTTTTTAAAAAAATGATTTATAATAAATTTAATGTAGAAGATTTAACTTTTAAAGAATTATATGATCTTACTAAAAAAAAATTAATTATAATAGGTACTAATTTTACAAAAAATACTGAAGAAATATTTTCAATTGATTTTACACCAGATATGTCAATTGTAACAGCTGTAAGAATATCTATATCTATACCTTTAATTTTTACACCAGTTTTATATAATTCGGATTATTATATTGATGGTGGTATAAAAAATAATTTTCCTTATAATCATTGCGATCCTAATAAAACATTAGGTATAAATATTAAACGCAAACATATAAATAATAAATTAATTAATATTTTTAATATATTTAAAATAACATTATCTATGTTAACATTAAGTTTTAGATCAAATTATAATAATTCTAATATTATTACTATTGATATTAGTAATGATTATAATAAAAATATTATTTATAATGATTTAGATTTATCTAAAGAAAATATTGATAGTATGATTAATATAGGTAAAATTAATGTTAATAATTATTTATTAAATAAAAATAATATTATTAATTCTGTATCTATACATCAAAATAAAACTTTTTTAACTGTAGAAACTCAAACTGATGATATTTAATTTATTTTTTTATATAATAATTCTGATAAATTGTTATATTCTGTTATTTTATCTTTATAAGATTTATTATCTATTTTAATTTTACTAAAATTCGGTAATGTATTAAAAGCTTTATCCAAACTAGTATATTTAAAACTTTCTATAGTATCTTCTATATATAATTTGTTAATATCATTAATATTAGTATACATTTCTCCTGATATATAATTTATTAATTCTGATGGTTCATTATATTCAATAATACTTGTATTATTTTTATTATCAAATGATAAATTAAATTCATCATTTGATTTATAATTTTCTTTTGGTATAATAATATTATTATTAGTTTCTTTTAATTTATTAAATTTATCAATAATAGTTTCTGTTTCAATAAAATTATTATAACCATGTTTACTATTTAATTCAGATGAAAGTGTATTAAAATTCTTATTATTAATAGATATTGATTTATTATTATAAGAATCTTTTAACTCTATAAAAGTTAATTCTTTATTTGCTAAAAAATTATTATATTTAAATTTAGATTCTTTATCAATTAATATTTGATGAGCTAATATTATATGATAATATATATCTTCTTCTAATTCTGAATTTTTATCAGGATGAAAATTTTTAATTATTTTTATAAATTTTTTTTTTATAATAATATCAGAATCATTTTCATTAATATTTAATATTTCATATAAATTATATTTTAAATTATTAAAATCTATTTCTATTTTACTCATATATACATATTTATTATAAATAAAGTTTAAATAAATTTTATAAATAATATATATGGATGAAAAAATAGAAGCTTCAATAATGTTAGCATCTTATTTTGAAACATTGGGTTTTAAAAATAGTCAATGGGAATTTAATTATTCAGCTAAAATAACATCTTTAAATGAATATATGGTATTATGGAATACTATGTTACATCATTATACAATATTAGGAGGATCTACACAAATTAATATTAAAAATTGGGATTCATCCGACGATACTATTTTAATAATGGCTACTATTGAAGCATTATTAAATCATACAAAAAATATAGAAGATAAATATATTCAAAAATATATTAAATATTATGATCTTCTTAATGAAACAATACGTGTTAGTGGACTTACTACTATAGATATGATAAAATTATTAAGAATAGGAAATACAATTACTACTTTACCATCTAAAGAAAATATGGGTGGAAATGGTGCAGCACTTAGAACTGGTCCTATAGGTTTATATTTTTATAATAATTATCATAAAGTTATTGAAGAAGCTTTTATAGCTTCTAGATTAACTCATAATTATTATTTAGGTTATATGGGTGGTGTAATTACTGCTTTATTTACAGCATTTGCATTTAATAATATTCCACCTTGGGAATGGATAAATGAATTATTAAAATTATATGATATTATTAAATATTATTATCCAAAAAATCATAATATTGATGATTTAGAAAAATATATTAATTTTTGGAAGAAATATAATGAAACAAGAGTAAAAAAAATAATTAATAAAAATTTATTAGCAACATTTTGTTATCCAGAAAATAGATTTATATATTTATTAAATTATTTTCCAAATAGTAAAATCAGAGATATTATTTTAAATGAAAAAAAATTATATAAATTAAAATTTAATTGGAGTCGTTTTAGTAATACTGGTTTAGATGCTTGTATCTATGCTTACGATTGTTTATTAATGTCAATGTATACTCCAAATTCTATAATATTAGATTTAAATAATATATTATATAATTTAGATACTTTTATGACTTTAGTTTGTATTCATCCTGGCGATAATGATACAACAGGAGCCATAGGTGGTACATGGTTTGGTGCATTAAATGGATATTCTAATTTTAATAAAAATAGATTATTAGAATTAGAATTTATAAATGAATTAACTGAAATAATTAAAAAATTTAAAAAATTAATTATTAGTAGATAATATATCATTTAATTTTTCTAATAATTTATCTACTGATCTTTCATCTTCATAAATATGAATTTGTTTATTGGGTAATTCAAATATTATTGAAGGAAATCCTGGTATATCATAATTTGATATTAATTCTTTATTTGCCGGATCATCGCAATCTATATCGTGTGTTTTAATATTTATAAATGAATTTTCTTGATTAATTTTATTAATATACTGTGTAAATGTATCCCATTCCGGTCTAAACTTATTAGACCAATGACACCATTTAGTATTAAAATTATATATATTTATTGGATTTATACGAGATTGTACAGTTTCATTAGAACTATCATCAAATGCTTCTTGATAAGAATTATTATTATATAAAGTTTCATTAGAACTATCATCAAATGCTTCTTGATAAGAATTATTATTATATAAAGTTTTATTAGAATTAAAAAAACTATATAATAAATAAATAAAAATTATACCTAAAATAATCCATATTATTATAGGTATATTATTAAAAAAATCACAAGATTTCGATTTTATATTATTTAATTTCGATAAATCATTAAAAAAATTTAAATTATTATTTACCATTATATTAATTAAGATAATATTTATTTAAAAATATTAAGAAAATATTTTTTTCTAAATTAATATATATATATATGACTAACCCATTACGCGAGACACCTTATCTTTTAGATAAATTCCTTGATTTAATACCTCGTATAAATAAAAAAAATATAAAAAGTAGATTTTTTTTTAAAAAATTACTAGATAAGGCAAATGATTATGAACGTAATACTAATATGCCTGTAGATACTCCTGCAAATATGCATCAATTTATAATGTCAGATTCTTATAATAATAAATATTTAGATGGATATGAGGATAATGCATTTCATATTAAAAAACGTATCTCAAAAAATGAAACTGATGGTGCTCAAGTAATTCACCCTGAATGGTTATTATTTTTTGCACAAATGGCTAGTGATTTAGGTGGTACTATAAGAGGAGTTGGTGATCCTGTATTTGATTGTTTACAAACCTTATCATCACTAAGCAATCAGCCTATTGAAAAAATTTTATTATTATTTTTTAGTAATTTAATTTTAAAATATGAAGTTAATGGTACTTGGTTAAATTTAGGAGATGAGCCAATCTATCATCAAGATAATAGATTAAAAATGATGACTAAAATATTATTTAAAGATAGTTTAACAATATCAAATTTCTTACATTCAATAAAAGGTGTTTTTAATTTTAGCGACTTTCATAATATTATAGGTAAAACAGAAGACTATGATGATGTCAATGATCTACATAATCCTTTATTTAGAAAAAGTCTTTCTGCAATTGGGTTATTACCTATAGTAACAATACCTATTCCTTTATTTGGATTTAATCCTTTAGATCATGGAGTAAATAATACAATGATTCCTCTTCCAGGAGGTGTAGGAGGTCCAGGTCCAGTAACTCCACATCCTATGATTATATTAGATAATATAGCAAGACCAGTTAGATATCCTACTTTTTGTCAAAATACAGATGTTAATTCTAAAGGAATTAACTTATGTGGTGATGCTTTACATCCATTAAGTTATTGTACATCACTATATCCAGGTGATTTTAGACCTACATATAATGTAGTAGATAAATTTATCAAGTATGTACAAAAAAGTGGTATACTTAATGTATCTGCAATGTGTAATACATTCAAAGATCTTATTATGTATGGTGCTATGGAAGAGTATGATCAAGGAACTGCTGGTCTTATGCCTATAGATAATCTATTAGGACCTAGAATATATACTGCTTTAGGGGATCATAAGAATTTAAAAGATTCTTATTTTAGAAAATTTCAATCTATTGCAACTGGCTTTAGTATGAAACCAGAAACTATATTATCTATGGTTACAAAACATGGTGGTAAATTATGGTGTAGTAGTGATCTGAATGGTACACTAGGTTTTCTTTTATCTGATTATACTTCTGCTACAATGACTGCAAGAGTACCACTAGTAGGTCCTACAGCAGCAGCAGCACTAGTAGGATTAGGAATATATAATAATAAAGTTGCTTTACCTGCTTTACCTCATCATGATCAGTATACTCAAATTGTTCCTATGGCTAAAACTGATGATAATATAGATTATCAAGTTTTATTATCATCCCCAGAAACAATAATAATGCAATTACATTTATTTACAAACCAACATGGTGGTCTACAAAATTTAATGGTACAAGATCATAATTTACAATCAACTCCAAATCTATTAAATGAATTATTAGCATTACAACATATTAATGCAGGTGTAACATGGTACGAAAGACCTGCTGTAGGAGCTAATACAGTAGTACCACTTGCTGGAAGAATACCTTTTGCAATTGGTTTAATAACAGATCCTAATGCTGATGCGTATCGAGCATCGAAGAATATAGTACCATATAATACAATATTAAATAATTTTTATAAGAAAATTATTTATCCTTTAATTTTCCTTTTATATAATTTAAGAAAACCTATAGCTGCGGGTGGACGTAATATTGTATATAATACACCTAATGTAGTCCCGGCTCCTGGTGGTCCACCAGCAGGAGCTACTCATGCAGAAGTAGTAGCCTTACAAGCACTACTTAATTTAGTCGGATGTCCTAACACTCCCATAGCAGGTGGAGGAACTAATATGTATTATTTAAATGAAAATACAGCACCTTATAATGGTATTGAATATGATGCATATATATATATTACTCAAATATTAAATACTGATCCATCCACTATTAGAACATTATATACTAGATTTTGTAATGGACCAGCTGCTGCATATGGAACAGCAGGAGCTGGAGCTGGAGCACCTATAGCATTTAATGGAACACCTGTAGATATTACAGATATTGATTTAGTAAATATAATTGATGAATTATTTAAAATTGAGCTATTACAAGCTGATAATGGTTTAGCTGCTGGTTCCAATTCAGTTCTTGCTTGGACAAAAGATAACAACTATAAAGTAATGATTAAAGTTTTTGCTAACTCTTTCCTTACAAAAATGACTGGAGGACTAATAAGACCTGCAGCATGGGGAGTAACCTTAACTGGTGCCGAATTACATAATTTAATTGGTGATGAGTTAAATATATTAGTAAATGATGTATTAAAAAATCCAGTAAACAATCATAAATTTAGCATTAATATGAGTGAATTTAAATTACTTGGAAATATTATGGAAGAATATCTTAAATATTATAAAGAGTTAAGAACAAAATTTTTATTAGCATATACTTCAAATAACTTTTTTAATATTGATTTAATACAATTAATAACAAGAAAAATAGAAGCTGATCGACTAGATAAAGATAAGTTAAAAGGAAAAACAATAGTATTTTCAGATCGATTAAGTTGGGATAGAGATCCTCATGGAATGTTGCTATTACCAGATGATAAAACTACTAATAAACAACGTGAAAAGTATATTTATGATGATGAAAAATTATATAAGTATGATGAAAGTAAACCAGATAATAAAGGGGTAGAAATTACTTTTAATGATACTCTAGTAAAATTTGCAGTAGATAGAAAATGTGATAACATTACTGGATTAAGTGTACAAAATAAATCACCAGAGGAAGAAGAACAAACATGTGCAGAATATTTAATGAATTGTATTGAGGGAACTGATGATAATAATATAGAAAAATGTAAAGAATATATGACATCAGCAGATTATTGGGAAAAAGCTGCAACTGAAGCAGATAAAATAGATCCATTAATGGCACTTAAAACTTTAAAGGCATTTGGATTTGAAACTATAAATTCTGATGAGTCCGAATTTATAGAAATGATATCATTTGATGATTGGCTAGATTTATTAATAAAGAACAAATCAATAGCTGGTCCTAAAGATACTATAGATACTGAAGCATATAAAATTAACAATAATATAAAATTAAAAGGCTATTTAAAAGCTTTAGTAAATAGAATTAATCATAGTTTAGCTATTAATAATCCAGACTATAAAGGAGTAGTTAATAAACCACCATTTAATCCACCTCCACGTAAATATTTACAAATGGCATATCATGGTAGTAGATTACGCGGTGGTAGTGATTTACATCAATATAATAAATTTGCATTAGGAGGTAGACAAAATAATATTTATGATACTATTAATGATATAAATAGAATAATGGAAACACACGTATATGATGATAATATTACTCTTAATCAATATGGTGGTAATATGTTTGATGATAATGAACGCGTTATTATGGGTCAATATAAATTAAAATCAAGTGCTATGTATAAAGATATGTTTACTAAATTATCAAATGAACTTAAAAAGAAAAAACAATCGTTAGTACCTACTGATAAAAAACGAATTGAAGAAATGATTATAAGTTTAACAAAACGTGAAAAAGTACTACATCATATACTATTAGCATATAATACATACGCACATTGGATTTCTTTATTTGGAGATAAATCAGATGAAGGGTCTACATTATCTTATGATCAATTAGAAATATTAGCAATAGAAAAACGTAAAATACTGACTAAAAAACATAAAGAAGAACGAAATATAAACGATGTATTTAATAAATTAGTTATTGTTCTTAATCAAAGATAAATAAATTAATTTAAAAAATAAAAATTTTTTAAATTAATATAAAGTTCAAATATTATGTATAATTAAATATGGGAATAGGATTATTAACATTAGTTTCAATTGGTAAAGAAAATATATTTATTTCAGCAGAACCTGAAATAACATTTTTTAAAATAGCTTATAAAAGATATACAAATTATTCTATCGAACAAACTCCTCAATATTTTAAAACAACACCTGATTTTGGTAGAAAATGTACTGTAAATATAGGTAAGACAGCAGATCTTATGGGTATGTCTTATATTTATATTGAATTACCTGATATACAAATGCAAAATTTTTCTAATACTTTTATAAAAAAATTTGCTTGGACAAAAAAAATAGGATTAGCTTTAATAAATTATATTGAAATTGAAATAGGAGGTACTATTATTGATAGACATTATGGAGATTGGATGAATATATGGAATGAATTAACAATTAGTTCTGGTATAAAAAAATCTTATAATAAAATGATAGGAAATATATCATATCTAAATAACTATTCATTAACTAAATCATCATATATTTTATATATACCATTATCGTTTTGGTTTTGTCAGGATACTGGTCTTAATTTACCATTAGTAGCATTAAATAATTCAGATATAAAAATTCATGTAGAATTTAATGATATTGATAAATGTTATAATTTATCACCATCATATTATATTTATATGAAAGATAATATATGCTTATATGAATCTGGTGAATATATATATCAAACTTATCAAAATAATAAAATTATAGGAGAATTTATTAATTATAATGTAATTACACAACAATTATTTTTTAATCCGATTAAAGGAAATTTTATTATTCCGAATATTCAAAATGATCCAAATTTAATAATAGTTGGTGTAAAAAGTAATTATACTATGAATATACAAAGTAATACAGTTATTGTTAAAAATGAAGATTTTTTTAAATTTAATAAACCTTCATTAATTAATTCATATTTATTAATTAATTATATATACCTTGATAATAACGAAAGATATAATTTTATTAATAATTCTCATGAATATTTAATTCAAGTTATCACTACTATTCCTGAACAAATTATATCTACTATTAATTCTATTTATAAATTACCATTAACTAATCCTATAAAATTAATTGCATGGAGAACCTTATTACAATCTAATAAAACAATAAATAATTATTTTGATTATAATTATAATAATATTGAATTAAATAATTCATTTAATTTAATATCAACTAATATTATTAATAAAAATTTATTAATAATAAATTCTATAAATAGAATGGATTTAAATTCTATAGAATATTATACTATATTACCAAATTATCAATTTAATTTTAATAATGAACAATCTGGTATTTATACTTATTCTTTTGCATTAAATCCAAAAGACTTACAACCATCTGGTAGTATGAATTTTAGTAAAATAGAAGATTCATATTTACAATTTCAATTAAATAATATTATTAATTATCAAAATTCTGTTTCTATAAAATGTTATGCTATTCAATATAATTTATTAAAAATATCATATGGTATAGCAAATTTTGGTTTTAATTAATCCAAGCTAATTCACCTATATCACTCATTATTCTAATAATATTATATTCTCTAATAATTGTATTAATATAACATGATTCTAAATTATCTGAGGTTATTGTAAAAGTTACATTATCAAAATTTGTAAAATTTAAATGACCAGTAGGTTGTTTTTCTAATGGATTTAATGAAAAAGTATAACAATAATATCCAGTTGGTACAGAATTATAATATTTTTGATTAGGTATTACATTATTATAATAATTATCATCTCTAGTATTAAATAAATATTCATTATTAACTTCAATTAATAATGAAGTTATTGGTGATATTTCATTAATATCAATTTTATTAGAAAATTGAAATTTTAAATACATTAATAATATATAATTTTTTTTTTCATGAGATATTATTGAATTTAAATATCTATCTTCATAATACATTAAATATTTTAATAAATCATTTGACCATACCACATTATTTTTTGTAGATTGTAAATTTAATTTATTAAAATTATTTATTAATCTATTAATTCTATCAGATATGTTACCATTAATATAATTATTATATTCTATATTATTATTAATTATTATATCAATATCTTGTATATATTTTTTTTCATATTCTGATGTAAATATTAAATTATTATTAATATATAATTTATAATAATTTAAACTAATTATATATATATTATATTTTAGATCATATTTAGTTATATATTCTGGTATATATGTTATATTTGTATTAGATAAAGGTTTAGTAATTATAATTATATCTTTAATTAATCCAGATAATTTTTTATTAATAACTATTTTCTTAGAATTTAATAAATTTGTAGTTATAGGTTGATATCTTTCAATTATATATTCATGTTTTAATAATCCAAATATTTTTCTTTCTTCCATATCTAATAAAATACAATCAGATAATAAACTTATTTTAAAATTAAGATTAATATCTGATATATTAGTCAAGTCATTACTTAATATATTACTAATATTATTTATTTTATATGTTAGTTTAATTTCTGTATTATTTATTGATATAGTAGGTAATGCAAGACCTGGATTTAAACAATACCAAAAAATTAAAGGTATATATATTGACCATCCATATTTAGTTCTTCTTATTTTAGTAATATTATCAAATTGTTTTTTTTGCGAGACATTTAAATATAAATTATAATGTATATTATAAATATCCTCAGATATTTCATCTACTAATTGATTATTAAAATATATTCTAATATATTCAAAAATTTTATTAAAATTAATAAAATTAGGTTCTTCCGATGATATTATATTATTAATTATATAATTATTTTGTTGTATAAGTTTATTTGATTGTATTAATTTAACAGAATCGTATAAATTTGTTAAATCATAATTATCATATGCAATTAAATAATAATTATTATTATTATTATTATCTACATTATAAGTATTTATATTATTAGTAAATATATAAATAGAAGTTAGTGAATCTTGTTTATAAAAATTACCCAATTGAAATGAATCTTGATAAAATGTAATATTTAATACTTTATTATAAATATCATCATCTAATGAATAAATATAATTTTCTTCAATAATATCAATAATATTATTAAAAGCAACAATATAATATAAATATGTATTATGATATGTTATAAATATATCCCCTTCATATATTATACTATTATAATATAAATTAAATTTTTGTATATTAACTGTAATATATCCCGATAAATTTGATAAAATATCTGTTTGTATTTTATATAAATATTTTTTAAACTTTACTCCGGTTGATGTGTATGGCATAATATAAAAATTATTATTTGTGTATTGATATTTATTTTGAAATATAATATTATATTTCAAATTTAATTTTGGTATTATAACTTTAGTTAATATAGTATTTGGTTCTATATAATATTGATAAAAAATAATAGTTCCTTCTAAATCATCATATGGCCAATTTATAACTAATTTATTTAATTCAATAACAAATAAATTTTTATCTATATAAAAATCATTAATTTTATAATAATAATTTTCTTTTAATATTATAAGATCACTAGGCATATTCATAATAATATTATTATTAGAAATTGTATAACTAGATATTATCCATTTATTTTTTATAATAAAATTAATATTATTTAAATCATATAATGTTGATAATGTAAAAAATATATTATTATTATTATCAATATTTATTGATGTTTTATTAATAATATTATTAATTGGATCATAGATATTATTAATAATATCTATATCATTATTTTTATCATATAAATATATAACTGATAATTCTGTTAAATTATACATATGAGTTAATTCATATAAATATTCATTACAAAAATTAATTTCTAATATTTTATTTAAATGTAAATAATTTAATTTTTGATTATGATATAATTGAATAAAATTATAATTATTAGATATATTATATATATCTAAGGAAAATGTACACATTACTTTATTTGTTTCTAATATTACTATATTAATTGGTATATATTTAGTTAGTCCATCATATACTTGAAATTCGTTAAAATCATTACTATTATATAATAAATTATTATCTAATAAATGTGTATATAAAATATTATTTAAATTATTAATAGTATCAGGTATAATCTTAATAATTATTATTACATTATAATTATTAATTTTAATAATACTATTAATATAAAACCCATTAATATCATAATATAATAAAAATATATTATCGTCTATTTTTATATATGTATTATTTATAATATAATTAATTTTCATATTATAAAAATATAAATACATATTATTATTTAATATTGTAAATTTTTTAATATACATATAATTATATAATTCAAAAATTTCATTATTATTAATATTATTTAATTTAATAGCAACATTTAAATTATTATTTTTATTTATTATAAATATATTATTATTTTGATAATATATTTCATCAATATAATTAATATTAATATTATTAAATATTATATTATATATATAACCTATAAAATTATTTGATATTATATTATATGTATTATTTTGAATAATTGCTAAATAATCTAAATAATCTAATTTTATAAATGAATAAAATAATAATTGATTAATATATAATGTTGGTTTATTAATTTGTATTGTTTCATCTAAATAATCTAAATAATAATTTGCTCCTATAATTATATTATTATTATATAAATTTAATTTATATGGATAAATTTCATTACTAGATATCGTATAATATATTTTATTTAATATTATATTATTATTATCTATAATATTTATATTTGATACTATTGATTCATTATTATAATTATTATATGTTATTGTTAAATTATTATTAAATATATTTGCTGAATAAATATTATTATTATTATTATAAGTAATAACTAAATCATTAATTGCATCGGGATTTAGTAATTCTAAATCTATTTTAGTCCATAATTGATTTATTAATATTTTTAATCCATTATTATAATTATAATATAATGAATTAGTAATATTTAATATATTATTAAAATTATTACTTAAATAATTTAAATATCTTAATAATTTATTTACAGATATACCATAAAATAAATTATTACTATCTATTTTATTAATCCAATTTAATATCTCGTTATTAATATCATCTAATGATATTAAAGATCTATATACTAAATTATTATTATCATCATAAATATATTCATTAGTAATATAATAACAAGGTTCTGGTAAAAAATCATTTATTTCAGTAGATATATCATTAATATCAGGATTTAAATCATTATTAAATATGATATAATTACCATCAAAAAATGCATCAAATAAATTATATTTTAAAAAATTATTAATAATATTATTAAAATCATTATAAAAATTCGGATGATTAATCCAATTATTAATTTGATTAAAAATTAATAATTCTATTTGTTTCATTTTATAATAATTATTTTTTCTAATATTAGATTTATTTATATTTTCTAAAAATCTTGTTAATTTTAAAATATCATTATTAGTTAAATATGTATTATTTATATTATTATTTTTTATATTAACAATATTATTTTCCCATTGTAAATATATATTATTTAATAAATTAGATAATATATTTATAGATAATATATTAAATACAGTCCATTCATTCCAGGGTTTTACATAGTTAAAAATATATTTAATATTAATATTTAAATAAGATAATTCTGTTTTTAATTCTTTAATGTTTGAAAATATATCAGATTCATTATAAATAATCCCTTGTTTCTGTAATATATTAATTAAATTAATAGTATTATCATTAAATATTGCTGTATTACTTAAAGTTATAATATTATTAATAGTTGTTGATGAATTTACAACATCAACACTAAATATTGTTAAACCTAGTTTATTTATATAATAATTATTTAAATTATTATTATTAATATAATTAATATTTGTATAATAATCATTATTTGATATTTTATATAAATTTACTGGACTAGTTATATAATCATTAGTATCTGATTTGATTAATATATTATTATTTATATTAATTTTTGGAGTGGTTATATTTGATAATATTGAATTAATATAATTAATATTTAATGTATAGATTGTAGTTATATTATTACTTATATAATTACTACTTTGAAAATAATATTTATTATTATCATAAATAATATTATAAAATATGATATAATTTTCATCAATATAAATTTTATCATATATATTTATATCTACACTTTCACCAATAAATATAATTTCTTGTAAATATAATTTATTATTATAAATTAAATTATTAATCATTTTAATATTATATTTTTTAATAATTGTAATATTATTAATTAATGAATTATATAAATATTTTAATTGATAAATATTATTTAATGTAAATAATATTTCATTATTTTGATTAATATATACACTAAATACATTATCTAAATAATATTTTTTATTATTATTAGTAAATTGTGAATAAAATTTTACTTTATTTGGATAAATAATTTTAATTAAATATATTAGATTATCTTGATCTATTAATAAATGATATGAATTATATAATATATTATAATTATTTATTATACCAGAACTTTCTATTATTTTATAATTATAAAAATATATATTATCATATCCCGATACTATTTTTTGATTTAATTCATTACTAATAATATCTATTCCATATGTAAAAATAATATCTTGATTATTATTTGTATTTGTACAAAATATTAACTTATCGTCTTTTAATGCAAATCTTATAACTTTTATATGATTAGTATTTAATTCTCTTAAACACGTAATATTATTATTATAATTACATTTTAATGGAAAATAATAATCAATATTAAAATATGGTGAACATACAATATAATTTTGTATTGAAGGAGTAAAATTTAGTTGATTTAATAATTGTATATAATATGAATTATTTATTAAATTAATATTTTTTATATAATTAAATGTGCCACAAATTTTAATTGGTTGTAAATAATAAAAATTAGGATTGATAAAACTATTTATTATCTTAAAACCATTATTATTATATTCTACAATAAATTCAAATGAAAAATCATAATAATCTATATTACTATTAATAGGTATTGTATATTTATTTTCAAAATAAGAATTATAATCACATTTTAATTTTTTTACCCATTGATATGTTACATCAATATTTAATTGATTATTTTGAATAATATATAAATCATAAGATATATTATTATTATCAATATTTTCATTAAATAATATTACTTCATTATTTAAAAAAATATTAGTATTTGAAATAAATATATTCTCAAATGGTTGATATGGTAATATAAAATTTATAAATATATTATCATTTATACTTGTAAAACTAGGTGATATAAATAATTCATTATCTCTAATATTAATTATTTTATAAAAAATATTATTATTAATAATAATATCAAATTTTTTAATAGTTACATAATTATCAAAAAAATATAATTTATTTTTATTATAAAATAATAAAATATTTTGTGATGAATTATTAAAAGTAAATATATTAGTATTATTTAATATATTATTATTAATAGCTATTTTTTCAATTAATGGATCATAGTATACAGTGCCTGGATTTAAATTAATATTAGTATTAAATGATAGTTTAGTATCATAGTTTAATTTTGGAATTTTTGTATTATTTTTATTTAAAACTCCTATTGTATAATATCCTGTATAATTATTTCTTATTTCTTTATTTTTTCTAATTAATTTTAATTCATAATATAATGTTGATACATTTAATCCATTAACATAATAAAAATTATCATCTATTATAATAATTTCTCCCATTTCTAAATACATTTTATCATATTTTATAATTTTATTATCATTAATAATTATATTATTATTAATATATTGA